TCTAGCATGAATGCGTAACCTGCGTAATCCTGTACGAACATAGGATTGTGGACAATGTTAATTGTTCCGAAAGCTGTAACCCATGAACTAATTTTCATTCCGTAAGTTGTGTCCAAAGGTTTAGTTACGATTTGACCTCTAGCAATTTCGTTAATTGCTTGTAGAACGATTCCACCTGCGAATACAACCTTCTTGTCATTTCCGTAAGTAAATCCTTCTCGTAAGAATGTATTTAGATCAGGAGCTGTTAAAGGACCACCTTGGTTCTGAACAAATGAATTTCCAGCACTAATGAACTCATCGATACCTCCTGTACTTCGTCTTGGGTGACCATACAAACCTGTGTCTGCATATTTTTGTCCCCACCAGAAAGCTCTTTCCATATCTAGAGCATGTTCTGTACCTTTCTTAGCTCTTTGGAATGGAAGATCTTTACCTCCGTAAAGATTTGCTTCTTTCTCTGTATTAGAAGCTGCGATTGTTGTTTTGAAGATTTGTGTGTAGTTTGATTGTGGTGCTGTCAATGTTGAATTAACATTTCTTGCTCCAGCATTCTCTTCATTAACGTTACCGATAATGAATAGACCGTCACCATCAGCCATTGTAGCTGCTGCTGTTGATCCGAAACCTCTAGTTACTGCTACAAAAGTTGTAGCTGCTACTGTACCTACAGTCACACATTCGCCTGTTCTAGCATTCTTTACAACATCTCCTAATGTGAAGATATTTCCAGAACTTGAACCTGCACCTGTAACTGTAACTGTTTGAGAAGCTGCTGCTGTAACTGTTCCACTAACTCTAGCGTAACGTCCACCGTAAACATCTTCAAACCACTTGAACTCTGGATTTCCAGTAGACCTTTTCATCATACCGTCACCTTTCCAAGCTTTGCCATCCCATACCTTTCCTACATTTGTAAGAAGTGATACTAATGGATGTTTATTTGGCTCTAAAAGGAAAATTTTATCAACAGCGTCAACGATCAACCTTTCTTCTGATGAAGAAGTAGTAGTTGTTCTTTGGTAACCTGTTGCTTCTGTATCAAGAACCTGACCAGTTTGGTGTGTAGGTTCTGTGTAATAAGGATAACTCATAATAATTTTTAACTATTAATTTTAATAAAATTTGAATAATGTGTTAGAAACATTTTTTCATTTTCTATAAAACTCTAAATTAAAGATCGTTAGGATTTGATTTTGATGCAATAAGAGAATCAACTACATTGTCATTTCCCTTAATGTGAGTAGCTCTACTTGAACCACCACCTGCATTTAAAGCCATATTCTTTTGTGCTTCTGCATTATCTTTTGCTGCTTTCTTTGTAGCAGCTTTCTCTGAAATTTCACCTTTAACGGCATAATAAGCAACAGCAATATCTGTTACATCATCATGATCATCTAGCCATTTATCAACAGCTACGGCATATTCAGGAAAATCAGATGTTCTTGCAACGAAATCTTTAACACCTGATTCAAAAGTCTTAAAGTCATCTCTAGATTTAAATTCTTTTTCTAAATCACTTTTGATTTCTTTAGCTTTATCTTCAATTAGTTTTGAGATATCGTCAGCAGAAGTTTTTTTGAATTCAGCTTTACCAAGATCCTTCTTAATCTCATCTTGAGCTTTACTAACTATTTTAGCGTCTTCAACAGACACACTCCCCTCTATAGCTGCTTTAGCTAAATCGGATGTAATCTTGCCTTCAACGATTGCTTGAACTATATCTGGACTCTCATCGAGTTTATCCAAAAGTGGTGAAATATCAGCAAAAAACTTTCTAAATTCACCTAGTTCTTTCCCTTGTCTTCCGACGAGAGATTCCAATTCACCGAACTGTTCTTCTGAAAGTTCTGATTTGGACTTATCTTCAACTTTAACGTCACTGCCTGATGTCTCCCCTTCTCCTCCTAAGTTATTTGGATTAGGAACATCTGTTTCTATAGGGCTCCCCGAGTTATCGGACCCTTCGAATGGATTTTTAGACATATATTTTTCTTCATAATTAAATTTATAATAATCGGCTAAGCTTAAGCGATTCTTACTTTTTCTTACCAAACTTCTTCTTAGTAAGTTTTTTAGTAATACTTAATAAATCAACTCCTTCTCTTTTATCATCATCATTAGTTTTTAATTTACCAACGATTTCTGATATTGAGTTATTCATTCCACCTGAGAACTTCTCAGCTGCTTCTTTATAATTTATCTTCATAGTTTTATTTGCATTTCTTAATTAACAATTTTAATTTCTTTCTTTTCTTCTTTCTCATTACTCCGTCTTTTAATCGACCTTCTATAGCGGAGGTTGCTGTTGTTGATGGACCTGAATAATTCTGTGTTTCCATATTATTATTTTACTCCTATTCCATATTCATCTCCTTCTTTTATTGCTGGAATTTTATAATCATTTGCTGGACCATTCCTATTCTTATTTTTCTTCTTAGCATTTTCTCTAAGTTTTTTCATCAGAGCAATTAACTCAATTTCTTCTTCTGTTTTTTTTGTTTTTTCTTCGTACCTCTTCCTTAACTTTTTTTCGTCTGGGTTAAGAGTTTCTCCTATACTAGCTAAAACTTTTTTTAATATTGACATGATTTTTTTTAATTATTAATAAAATTATATATTAGTTTCTAAATTAAACAACACCATATGCTCCACCTAAATCTTCTTTCTGTTTTTCTTTCTTAGCTTTAGGATCAGATTTTTCCTCTAAATTAAATTTAAGAGTCAAAACAACGTCCTGGAAATCTAACATACCTGTAATCATTCCCTGATAACGTGCAATCTGTGTTGGTTCTTTAACTGGGTCTATAGATAGTAATGAATCTTGAACGATTCCAATTCTATCTTGTGTGTACTTCAACATGGCGAACCATAATGGAGTACCTTCAACGTCTCTAATAAGATTCGCCATATCTTCACTAGACATTCCTTTAATTTGTTTTTGTACGTCTGCTGTAAAATATTCCTTAATTTTTTGTGTATTTTTATTCATATTTTTTTATATTATCTTTGGAGACTACTTGCTTGATTCATCAAGGCACTCTCCGGATTACTATTACCTCCTGTTGATACATTTGTATTAACTCGACCAGATCTATTTAGACCACGCGGATTTGTTGTTGGCATAGGTATTCTAGCCGCTGTTGGTGGTGTTCCAGATGCGTTTAATAAGTTAATTGGTGCTGATGCTTGACCCATACCACCTTGTCCTTCTTCTCCTAACAACGCTAACGCTTGTTTAGCAACATCTGGTGATATGTTTTTTGTCCCTGGTGCTTGTGGAGCTTGTGGAGCTTGTTGTTGCATTCCTTGTGCTTCCATCATAGCTGCCATTTCTTCTGGTGTACCTTGTCCTTGTCCTTCTATAGGATTACCTTGTTCATCAACTTCTGGTTGTGGTTCTTCTTCGCCTTTAGCTACAGAATCTAGTGACCAGTTCCAATCTGCTAGAATCTTCTGTGTTAGTTTCTGTGGGTCAACAAACGGTAAGTTGATTAACAATTGGAATAGATCCATATCTTGTTTCTTCTTAATATCTTGTTGTCCTGCGATTGATGGTAATACACTAGCTTTGTAATCAAACAATCCCATAAGATCATCTTTCTCAATAAGAGGGAACATTTCCTTTCCGTCATCACCAACTATTCGAATAGTCATATCATCTGTAAAGAACTGACGTGACATATCCATCCAGTATCTCATTAATATAGAATATCCTTCACCAAGGTGATTAACGAATAATCTAACTCTTTCTAACGTCGACTCTCTTAAGTGCCTTACTTCTGTAGCTGAACCAGCTCCTCCTCCAACTCCCATTGAGAAGTCATCAACTCCTGAAGCATAACGCATGTCAGCCTTTAGTAAATCTTCTTCTTTATACGCACTAGCTTTAATATCTGTAAATTGTACTTCTCGAACTCCATTAGGGTCAACAGAATAAATAATACCGAAAGGTCTTGTAACGAGTTCGTCTTTATTAATATTTGCAAGAGGATTAACAATCCACATCTTGTGGATAGAAAGTGTAGCTGAATCAAGTCTTTGGTTCTTAATCATATTCATCATTATCTGAGGATTCTCAAGAATCATTGGAAGACCATAACCTTCAAACTCTCCTGGTACTTTTAGATAAGGGAAATCAATGAAAGAAGCTTCTTTGTAGTCATAAGGTATAGGCATCTTTGCATCAGGTAAAATAGGTGTGTAACTTCCACCAACGTGAACTGAATAACAGTCTTCAAATGGTTGTGTCCATTCAAATACTTCATACATCTGTAAATTATTAGTACCACTTGAATTATATTTATCTACACCTGTTCCGAAATTACTAATACTATAAGATTGTGAACCTTTAACAATTAGTTCTTGGTTTTGTTTAACCTGACTTCTGATAGAAGCGTAATCTTCTAAATCACCCCCTGGGCTATTCAAAGCTAACGCTAATCTTTTTGGGTCAGCTCCTGGATACTTTCTTGTGATCTCAGGTTCTGTCATCACTAATCTTTTCAACCAATACTGCTTACTCTCACGTTCTGTATTATGCCAGTCATACCAAAGAGAGTAGTTATCTACCCACTCAGCGAAAGGTGCATCATAAAAAGTTCTTTCTTCCTCTTTCCATTCTAATTTATCTTTAGAAATATCTTTTGTTTGCAAAAATTTCTGTGTCCTTACATCTTTCTTCCAAGATGCTTGTAAGAAACCTGTTCCATAGACCAATGAAGATCTAACAACATCTTCAGTTACTTTATCCATTCTAGAAAGTTCCCATAGATAATCAGTTAACTGTCTTTGCTTTTCTGACTTAGCTTGATCTTCTTGATTTCTTCCTTGCACAGTAAAATCAGGTCGTGCGTCTAATACACGAGGCATTAATGTTTCTACTACTGCTTGTACGTAAGGGACAAATATGTTTGATTGCCACCTTTTAATTTGTGTTTGTCTATCACCGTTATAAGCGATATAAAGTTTATAAGAACGATCTAAACGAGGTTTAATAACGTTTAGAAAATATTGACGAGCATCATCCATTTGTAAATGAAAGCGTGATAAAAACTCTACTTCATCATCGCTGTAATCAGATGGATTATATGTATCAAAACTCTTGTACTTGTTTGTTTTATTTTCTTGCATAGTATTTCTTATAATTCTAACACAGTCCTATTAATATCCAGAAGTAGGAAGATGTTGTGCATAATTAATTTGATTCATTGGTTTATCAGAGATTACTTTGAAGCCTTGGCAAGCAATTGCTGTACTGAATATACAATCATCGTGATACGAATCCATCGCCACCATATTGTTAGCCTGATTAAAAATAAACACAGTCATCTCATCAACTGTCTCTTTGCTATGTATAATAATATTACTCTCACGAGTCATTTGTTCAAACTCATCAATCAGAATAGGCCTTGTAACTCTAGTTGTTTTCCAACCAAGTTTATCTGACCAAGGGTTACCTATTGTATCAAACCGAGATGGTCTAAAATAAAGAGAAGGATAAAGACAGTTCTTAAGAACATTCAAGACAACGTTACCATGAGCTTCTGCTTCAACTACCATTAAAGCATTGTTATAATGCCTACCCCATTTATCTAAAATCTTAGCAAACCTGTCTGGGGCTATATGACCTCTCCAAAAACCTACTTCCTCTCCATTTGACCTATCAAGAACAGAACAAACAGAATAGTCACCACCTGTAACACCTTCTGCACAGTCGGCACCAAATACATAGAAATGTCCCTCTTCTACTGGTTTATATATTCTGAAACCTT